GATGATAATCTTACGAGAAGCAACACATTGGCTATTCCAGATACGTGTCCTTGCTGTGGGCATAAGGCAGAAGTTAAATATACGGATAATAGCAAGTTCCTTATGTGCACCAATCCGAACTGTTCGTCAAAATTGCTTGCTAAATTAGTACACTTTGTAAGTCGTAATTGCATGAATGTCGATGGCATGTCCGAAGCGACGTTGGAATTCTTAATCAACAAAGGTTGGCTGCATACATTCAAGGATATTTATCATCTTATGGATTACAAAGATAAATGGGAGCGTTGCGAAGGTTTTGGAAAAGCTAGCGTCAAAAAGATTTTGGATGCTATTGAGACGAGCAGAAACGTGAAACTCGAAAACTTTATCGCGGCATTATCTATGGACGGCATTGGTACTTCGGCAAGTAAGACTATATCAAATGCATTCAATGGCTCATTTGACGCATTCTTTTATGCCTTAATTACGAATTATGATTGGTCGAAGCTTCCTGACTTCGGGGCCGTTACAGCGCGAAATATCGCTGATTACGGGGTTAAAAACGCAGACGAAGTTTACTATCTCGCTCAAGAAATGAAATTTGTAGAGCGTGAGAGTAAAGTTGTTGTGGATAATCCTTTTAATGGCAAAACACTGTGTGTGACCGGCAAGCTTAATACATTCACTAGAGATGGCATTAACGCTAAAATCACTGAACTTGGCGCAAAGGCCGCGGGGTCTGTTAGCAAGAACACTGATTACTTGATTACAAATGAACAGAGTGGCAGTAGCAAATATAAGAAAGCTGTTGAATTAAATGTTCCGATTATTACGGAAGAAGAATTTTTAAGAATGATAGGAGAATAACATATGAATAACGAAACAATTCATGAATATAAAATTAAACTTAGAGGCGATGGCGCATATGACATTTATGTAGATGGTGTACATATGGGCAGCAAAGGCAGTTTCAAAAGCGTAATCAAGGAGCTTGAAACGATTATGTTGGAAGCTGATGATTATAAACTTGATAAAAAATAAATAATAGGAAAACACTATGGAATATACGAATGAAGAAATAGATGAAATTATCAATTTCGTTGGAGAAGAAAACCCAGAAGCGACAATGTTTAGAGACCCAGATTTTTACGGCGCAATCGTCGGATATTATTATAATGACATGGATTTACCTGTTCTAGTGTATAAGTATGATAAAATGGTTGAATGCTTGGCGGCAGAATATGATGATTCCGAAGACCCGTATATTGACGCAATTGAATGGATTGATTATAACACAATGCGAACCTTGCCTTATATGGACGCCAAAGGCAGACCAATTATAATTTATTGAAAATTTTTTCCAAAATATGGTTAAAAATGTTTGACAAAATAAAATAATGGTTATATAATATATGTAAACTTTATAAAGGAGACGAATAATGGATGAACAAAACAAAATGATTGAAGAAATCAAGTCTGCCAAAGATGAAGAGTTACGAATCACAGTAGAAAAGTGGTTCGAACAAACACGCAATCAAGGCATGAAAATTGGCGCAAGTTATATTAGCGCTGCGGTCGCTGGAGTAATTCAGAAACATCTGAAGAAAGGCAAGGATGCAAGTCTGAGAGATTATAAGCGTATGGCTGATGATATTTGGAAGATTGTGTCTGTACAACTTACAAAACAAAATGATTTGGAGGACGACAATGACGGAACAGCAGAAGAAATTAGTTGAGCCAATTCTATCAACTATTAAGAATGATGACATTAGAGAGTTTGCAGAAGTACTTCTTGATGGGCTGCCTGATTATATTTGGCACGTGGGCGCAAGTTCGACAGGGAAGTACCATCCTGCGTACAGCCTTGGAGAAGGCGGCTTGATGAGGCATCAGATTGCGGTGGTTAGATTCTTAAACTTCTTTTTTGAACTTGAACAGTATAATACAAAGTTCACAGATAGAGAGATGGATTTGATGAGAGTTGCTGGGTTTGTACATGATGGCAGAAAAAGTGGCGAGCAAGATGATTATCTTCGTTCTAAATTTACTAAATTTGATCACCCAATCCAAATGGCAAATGTGGTGCGTAGCTATGACAGAAGGTATTTGAACCACGATGAAATTGAATTTATTGCAACTTGCATTAGTTCACACATGGGCAGTTGGAATACAGATAAAAAGAGCAGCGTCGTATTACCCAAACCTATGAGTGTCTATCAAGAATTTATTCATCTGGCGGACTATTTAGCATCACGCAAAGATTTGACGATGGCGTTTGACATGTCTAAACAACCAAAAGTCGAAACAGTTAATCTTGATTGCGATACATACGTTTTGAATTTCGGCAAATATAGTGGTACCAAACTCGTTGATTTGTATAAAAAAGACAAGGGTTACTGTATGTGGCTAAAAGAAAACTCTTATAAGAAAGAAGTGGTGGCAATGATTAAACAAATTGAAGCAAAGCAAACCGTTGCGGAGGATGATGAAATATGAATCAGAGTGTAATCGGTTGGTGTGATACGTATAACAGTGGTCGTAAAACTACGACGTATACTGCAGAGCACAAAAAAGCATTAGTTGAAAGAATTCGACAGAGAAGATACAGCTTTAATTACAACGATTTTCAATACCTGCCTTACTGCTGTCCGGTCTATGATGATGGCGCAATTTGTATATTAACTAAGCAGCAATTCGATACTGCGATGGAAGAAGCGTGGAAAGATATGCCTATTGGGGCCAGACTGATGCCAATGGATGTCATTACAATTAAAAAGAATAATACATTATTCGAAAAACAAAAATTTGCCGATAAGGAGGATTGTGCTAATGTTTGATGAAGAATTATACGATGACGAACAAGTGCAAATAATTGGAAGATGCGAAGAATGCGGAGAGTTAATTTTTGATAATTCCGGCGATATTTATATGGACGGCGAGGGAAATTGTTTTTGTTCACTCGAATGCTGTCACAATTATTATGGCATTCATCAGCCAGAAGAGTGTTTGGTAATGTTGGAGGATTAAGATGATTCAAATTGATAAAACAGAAGTGTTTGGTTGGGAATCTGCAATTCGCGGCATGCGCAATCCGATGAATAGTTGGGATAAAAGTGATAGTTATTCAATAACTGTACCTGAAGGATGGCGTATAGATTATAATGGAAATCCAGTAGATTTGATCCCGGAACACACAGTAAATTGCTATAAAAGAAAAGAAGAAGGAAGTTTTGTTATAGGCGATAACGACCTTAAGCTTATGAAAAATCTTTCTAAGGCTGGTCCAGACCACGGCAAGTTCTTGAGGATGATTAATGTAACGTGTGATATCAATGCACCGTTATATTGGTGGAAAGAATATGACACGTATAAGGTGGGAACTGTTGCTAATAGTTGTAGCACTATGCATAAAATTCATGCGAAGGAATTTGTGCTGGAAGATTTCAGTACGGATCAGCTACTTGATGAGTACCCAGAATTCGATAATGAGGAAGATGCTATCGATTTCGATGGAGTGGTTACGCCTTTAATTGACCTTGAGTATGACATTTGGAAGCTTAATTTATATCGAAAAATATTTTTAAAAACCAAGAATAAAGTTTGGTGGTGGCAGATGATTCAGCGTCTACCCAGCTCTTACAATCAGAAACGTACAGTGCAGTTAAATTATCAAGTATTAAAGAATATGTATAACGCAAGAAAGTCGCATAAACTTGATGAATGGAGAAACTTCTGTGCTTGGTGCGAAACGCTTCCATATTTTAAGGAAATATGTTTGGGTGGTGATAACAATGAAAAATAAAGAACACGTCTTATTGTGTGTGATGGGTCGCTCTGCCAGCGGTAAAGATACTCTTACACAAAAGCTTTGTGAGCGTACTGGCCTCAAACAAATTATCAGTTACACTACGAGGGAACGTAGAATTAATGAGGGAGAAACTCATATATTTATTTTAGATGACGAATATAAGCAACTTGAAGATAGTGGACAAATTGCAGCGTTTACACAGATTGGGAAGTACAAGTATTGTTGTACAATTGACCAATTATATGAGAATGATATATATGTTATTGACCCAGTAGGAGTTGGGAATCTTCGCAAGCTTAATCTTCCAAATCTTCGCTTGGTAACAGTATTCATCAATGTACCAGATTCCGTAAGAGAAGAACGTGCTTTAAATAAACGTGGTGATGATAAGATGAAGTGGAGAGTTAGAAACCGTAATGAAGCCGATCAGTTTAGACAAATGTTGCGAGATGCAGATTTCGACTATGCGGTCTCAAACTTAGATTTTGCCAAAGCCTATTCGACCCTTCGTTGGATATCACAAGTTGAAGGTGTGTGGAAAAACAATAAGGAGAACGAAACAGAATGATTGTATGTGTAGATTTTGATAATATACTTAACAATTTAACAGAAAAAGTTCTTGAAATCTATAACGCGCAAAGTGGCAAGAAGATTCAAATGGCTGATTTGACTGCTTATAATTTCTACGATTGCCTTTCAAAAGATGACGCTGACGGTATTGTAAAGTTATTCAAAAACAAAAATATGTGGGATACTTTATCTCCAATTGAAGGATCTAGAGATGGGTTGCAAAAGTTAATCGACGCAGGATATCGTGTATATATTGTTACGGCTACCGCTCCAGAAAACTTTGCATGGAAGATTTCATGGCTGAAAAAATACTTTCCATTTTTTAATTCCGACCATGTCATTCGAATGAAAGATAAATCGTTGTTTAAGTGCGACGTAATGATTGAAGACTGTTACGATCAACTTATTAAAAACAAATTTTGCCACAAGGTTATCCTAAACTATCCTTGGAATATCGATGAGGTAAAAGATTGGGTGCACGGCACATATCGATGTAAAAATTGGAAAGACATTGTAGCGGCCGTAAATAAAATTAAAGACGAGGTGGCAGAATGGACAGGAAAATAATTTTATATACGCTAGTAGATTGTGATCGTTGCAAGTTGGTAAAGCAAATGCTTGATACGCACGACGTGCAATATGACACAATAGATGATGTGGAAGTATTGAAAGAATGCGGGTTTGCAGACTTGTCTTTTCCAATTATGGACGTAGATGGCGAGCGCATAGAAGAGTATGTCGATATTTTAAGTTGGCTTAGAAGAAATAATTATTATTCATTATGAGGTGATAACAAAATGGTAATTAAGAGAGATGGTAGAAAAGTAGATTTTGACAAGAACAAAATCAAACTTGCAGTACTGAAGGCTTTTCTTGATATTGACGGAGAAGAAACGCAGTATGCAAAGGATAAAGCGAGAGAAATCGCAAATCATATTGAATCTTTAAATCAAGATTTAGACGTAGAAGAAATTCAAGATATTGTTGTTAATAAGCTCATGGCAAGTTCAAGAAAAGATGTTGCAATGCATTATGTGGAATATAGATATTTACATAAGATGGCTCGCTCACAATATACTAACTTGATTAAAGCAGTGTCGGAAAAACTTACCGCATCTAATGTCCAAAATCAAAACGCTAACGTAGACGAGCATTCTTTTGGCGGTAGAATGGGCGAAGCAAATGATATCTTAATGAAACAGTATGCCTTGGATTATTGTGTGTCTAAAATGGCAAAAAATAATCATTTGAATAACGAAATCTACATTCATGACCTTAATAGTTATGCTGTAGGAATGCATAATTGCCTTTCAATTCCCTTTGATGATTTACTTGCAAATGGATTTAACACAAGGCAGACAGATGTAAGGCCAGCAAACTCGATTAACACAGCATTTCAACTTGTTGCTGTAATATTCCAAATACAGAGTTTGCAACAATTTGGGGGCGTTTCTGCAACTCACATTGATTGGACGATGGTTCCATATGTGAGAAAGAGTTTTTATAAACATTGGAAAGATGGATTAAAATACGTTGAATGTATTGTTTACAAACATGACGTTGAGAATATTGTTGATGTATCTATCGAAAATGATTTTTATAAACAACATAAATTGGCATATCAATACGCTATGGATATGACGATTAAAGAAACATATCAAGCAGTAGAAGGCATGTACCACAATTTAAACACTCTGCAATCAAGAAGTGGCAACCAACTTCCATTCACGTCTATCAATTATGGAACGTGTACGCTTCCAGAAGGCAGAATGGTTACCAGAGCTCTGCTAGAAGTTTCAATGAAAGGACTTGGCAAATTACATAAGACGTCTATATTCCCTTGCGGCATCTTCCAATGTATGAAGGGCGTTAATCGAAAGCCCGGTGAACCTAATTATGATTTGTATCAACTTGCATTGAAATCTACGGCACAGAGATTGTATCCAAATTATGCAAATGTAGATTGGTCTGGTAACGAAGGGTATGACAAGAATGACCCTAGAACGTATTTCAGTACAATGGGTTGTAGAACCGCTAATGGCTGGGATATAAATGGCTTTGGTCAACTTAAAGATGGCAGGGGAAATATCTGTCCTGTAACTATTATTATGCCAACACTTGCAATGAAAGCCAAAGAAATTATGGATAACGCAACAGAAGATTATCCCGCGTCATTAACCGAGACATTTCTCGGCTTACTCGATATCAAAATCAATGAAGCAAAAGATATGCTTATTGAACGTTTTGAATGGATTTGCAATCAAAATCCAGAGTCTGCTAAGTTTATGTATGAAAACGGCACAATGAAAGGATATGTTCCAGAAGAAGGAATTCGCTCTGCGTTAAAACACGGCACGCTTGCTCTTGGGCAATTAGGACTCGCAGAAACTTTACAAATTCTTATTGGTTGTGACCATACAACAGAATACGGAATGGAAGTAGCAAAGCAAATTGAAGGATTATTTAAGAAGCGCTGTGCCGAATTCAAAGAACAGTATAAATTAAACTTCGGTGTTTATTACACGCCAGCAGAAAATCTTTGTTATACGGCAATGAAAAAGTTTAAAGCAAAATATGGAGAAATTCCAAACGTATCTGATAGAGAATTCTTCACCAACAGTATGCACGTACCTGTATGGAAAGAGGTTGATCCATTTGAAAAAATTGATATTGAATCACAACTTACTGGATATTCGAGTGCAGGGTGTATCACATATGTAGAACTTGAAGCAACCGCGAAGCACAATGTAGAAGCTCTTGAGACTCTTGTCAATTATGCAATGGATAAGGATATACCTTACTTTGCGTTAAATGTTCCGAATGATACGTGTATGGGTTGCGGTTATTGCGATGAAATCAATGATAAATGTCCAATTTGTGGTTCAACGAATATTCAAAGACTAAGACGTGTGACAGGCTATCTTACTGGTAACTATACAACAGCATTTAATTTAGGTAAACAACAAGAAGTAGAAATGCGAACAAAACACAGCGAAGCAACTTGGAGGGATTGCTAATGAATTATATGAAAATTGATAAGTCATCAATTAGCAATGGCTCAGGTTGGCGAATCGTGCTTTGGGTGAGTGGATGTTCTCTGCATTGCAGTGGATGTCATAACCAAGAAACTTGGGATTATAACGCAGGGAAGTTATTTGATGAAACTGCAAAACAATTTTTATTTGAGCAATTAGATAAACCATATATTAAAGGCATTACTTTTTCTGGCGGGCATCCAGTAGAAAGAAAAAATGTATGTCAAGTAGCGTATTTAATACAAGAAATTAAAAATAAATTCCCGTCAAAAGACATATGGCTGTACACTGGGTGGACACTATCTATGAATGACTTTAAACCATCATATGGCATGCTAATGGCAAACGAGGTTTTTAGGATGTGTGACGTCATCGTAGATGGCCCATACATCGAAGAACAACGCGACATTACACTCGCCTTCAGAGGTAGTCGTAACCAAAGATTAATCGATGTAAAAGAAACCCTTAAACAAGGCAAAATTATAACACTACAAAATGATTAAAGGAGAATAAAACTATGGCAAACAAAGAAAAGACTTTAGAACAACTTCAAGCAGAACTTGAACAAGCACAAAGAGCATATAACGCAGCAAAACAACTTGAAGAGCAGAGAAAAAAGGAAGAAGCTGAACGCAAGAGAGCTGAGCTTGAACTAGTAAAAGCAAAGCGCAAAGCAGAAATTGAAGAAGCAGAAAAGAACTATAAGACGTTGCTTAAGAACTACATCAAAGATTATGGTAGTTATCAGGTTACCCATTCTTATGATGAAGATGATGATTTTCCGGTTTTATTTAGAAGCCATCCGTTTAGATTGATTTTCTAAGAGGTGAAGTATGATAGCCAATGTAAAATTTGCGAAAGTAAGACCTGATGCAAAAATTCCATCCAAACGTGACGAGGATATGGGCTTCGACATCTATGCTTGCTTTGACGAAGATTATATACAATTTTTGCCTCACGAAACCAAGCTCGTTCCTACTGGCATCGCTAGCTGTTGTGAGCCACAATACGGATTTGTACTTAGAGAACGCGGCAGCACCGGATCTAAGGGCATTGCTCTCAGAGCGGGCGTGATCGATAGTGGTTACAGAAATGAAATTTTTGTAGGGCTTACGAATACAACAAATAAAACGCTATACATTTCTAAAATATCCGAAGAAGAACTTGGAGAAAGAATATCTAACACCGGTAGTAATGTACTTAACGCAATGTTTGGGTCAATGTTAAAAGAAAGCATAAAAGATGCCATTGTGTATCCATATTCAAAAGCAATTGCTCAAGCGCTTGTTTTGCCGGTTCCACAAGTAAAAGTCGAAGAAATCTCATATGAAGAACTTCAGAATATTAAATCAGAACGTGGACTTGGGGCTCTTGGTAGCTCTGGAAAATAATAAAGGAGAAAGAAAATGAAAAGCACAGAAATTATTTTTGTTATTGACAAATCAGGCTCAATGGCACACTTGTCGGCAGACACCATTGGTGGATTCAATGGCTTTATTGAAAGCCAAAAGGCTATGGAAGACAAGGCTACGCTTACAACAATTTTGTTTGATACTAATTGGAAAGTCTTGCACGATGGCGTAGACATTAAGGAAGTAAAACCTATGACCAGCTCGGATTATGTTGCTTGCGGCGGCACTGCTATGCTTGACGCAATCGGTGAAATGATCAACAGAGTTCAAGATCGGCATGATGAACTTGGCGAAGAAAAGCCCGATAATGTTCTTTTTGTCATCACAACAGATGGCGAAGAAAACTCAAGCAGAACATTCAAAAAGAGTCAAATCGAAAAGATGATTAAACACCAAACAAATGGTCATGGTTGGAAGTTTATGTTCTTGGGTGCAAACATGGATGCTGTCAAAGAAGCAGAAAGTATTGGTATTGCTAAAAATTATTCTGTTACATATGATTGGTCTACACAAGGCACCAATGCGCTTTATTCGACAGTTAGTGGAGCAACTAGTGCAATGAGAACAACAGGATTATGTAACGATTTTGACTTAACGGCATCATACAAAGCGGTGCTCGATAATAGCACAACGATGGTAGATGCGGTAACAGTTTCTGCGTCCAATGTGCTAAGTACTAAAACAAGCAACGAAAATTAATTAAATATAGCGACGGTAGCAATATCGTCGCTTTTCTTTTACAAAACAAAATAGCAGAATGGCGAATCAGTTAACCACCCTGCTATTTTTGTATGTCTGACATGTGAAGTCATTTATATTATAACTATCAATGGAGGAAATTATGCATAAAGGGATAATAAGTTTGTTTGTAGATAAAAATACAACAAAAGAAGAAATTAAAAAAATACGAGATGAATTTAAAAGCGATGAATATGTATTAAATATTATAGTTAGCGGCAATAGCGACTTTAAAAATGATTTAAAAAATTTTCTAATAAAATAGCATAATTTTCATTGTTGTGGTATAATAAGCATGAAAATAAACAACAATGAAAGGATGTAAATATATGAATAAAACACAAATGTTAGTTACATATGCGGTAGCATATTTAAGATTATCCGTAGAAGACGGAGATGACAAGGAAAGTACGAGCATAGGTAATCAACGAAGGATTATAGACAATTATGCTAAAGAAAACAATATAATTATAACCGAGTATTACATTGATGACGGTTATAGTGGATACACAATGTCTAGACCAGACTTCAATAGGTTAAAAGAAGATTTGAATAACGAAAAAATTCATACTATAATAGTAAAGGACGCATCAAGACTTGGAAGGCATAACGCCAAAGTGCAATTATTCTTAGAAAATATTTTAGAAACAGGAAACAGAATACTGCTATTGGACGACGGCTATGATACGGCGGATGAGAAGACGCATGATATGATAGGGATTAAAACTTGGTTCAATGAAAGATTTATTATTGACACAAGCCGCAAAATTAGAAATAGTATTGCCGCGTTACAGAGAGATGGAAAATGGATTTGCAGTGTGCCATATGGATTTAAAAAAGACCCGTTCGATAAGAATAAATATGAAATAGACCCGATAACTGCCGGCTATGTTGAACAGATATTCGATATGTATTTAAATGGAATGGGGCTGCATCAGATTTGCAAAAGATTATCGCAAATAAATGTGCCAACACCAGCAATGATTAAAAAGCAATATCAAGAAGAAAGAGGAGTTGTGTCTAAAAGAAAATCCAAAGGCATTTGGGACGCAACAACAGTGTCTAGAATATTAAAAAATGATTTCTATATAGGAACTCTTACTTTATCGAAGAGCAAGCGTAGGTCGATTAATGGAAAACAAATTGAAATCCCAAAAGAAGAATGGAAGGTGTTCCCTGGCGCCCATAAACCAATAGTAGATTTGCAAACATTTAGTTTAGCACAAAAAGTTATGGCAGACAGGTCGGCATTCAACTATAGAGGGCAAAAGAATAAAAAAGTAAATCCATTTTCCGGTCTATTATATTGTGCTGATTGCGGCGAAAAGATGACATCAAAGGGTGGCGAACATACAAGATATATATGTAAAACATACAATGTTTTGGGAACTAAAAAATGCTCTAGTCATGCTATTAATGAAATTACTTTAGCCGAAGCACTAATGGAAATATTGAAACATTGCAAAGGCAATTTGACACATGTCATTAATGATATTGATAAAATCATTCAGGCCGAAATGCAATCAAAAACACAGAACAAACCAGCCAACACCGATAATCTGGTGCATAAACTAGGCGAGCTGCAACAAGAGCTGGAGATATTAATTCAGCAAAAGGTTAGGGACACAATGAAAAACCCAACCATGGCAGAGATGATTGCGAAAACATATGATGATATACAAGATGAAAAACTAAAAGAAATGAAGATGATTGAAAGACAAGTGTTAGATAGCCAAGTTGAAGAACTGGATGAAGTTCAGATTAAAAACGGACTTAATAATGCGGTCGCTATCATTGATGACATTTTAACCACTAAAAAACTTACTAAAAAACAAGTTTTAATGCTTGTTGACAGAATCAATGTCCATGAAGATAACGGCCTAGATGTAATGTTAAAGGGAGACCTACATGAACTATGCAACAACTACTTCAGAGCTAGCGATAGCAGAATGGCAAAAATTAAAAAACATATATGCGAATATGTATTAGACAATCCAGAAAAAATTCTTACGCCAGATGTAGTTATATATGTTAGAGACAAAGGTGTCAGATTGGCATATCAAACTGTTTCTACTATACTAAAAGATGAGTTGCTTGCAAATGGCCTGATAGAGTATAGAAAATCACATAGGGGCTACAAGGTAATTGGCGCACCAGAAGATGTGCGTGCTCAACTTATAACTCACCATGTTGTAGGCATTACCAGATGGTTACGCAACAACAATGACATAATCGGTATAGCACATAAGATAGTGGAATGGATCGAAGGAACTAAATATAAGAACAATAGATTTTAATAAAGAGCCGAAAGGCTCTTTTAGTTTGCAAAAAAAATAAGGCCACCAGATGGTGACCTTAATTATTTAATAAGCCAAGCAAGATGTCTCTAGGACTAGTTGGAGCTTGAGGTTGAATAGCAGTCGGTGTGAATGACAATCCCCTCAGTGGTTCCAACGGTGCAAAATTCTGCATAACATTTGTGTCATTCATAGTCTTGACAGTTTCTTCAAATTTATTCTTAAATTTTAAAATTCTTTTTTGCGGAAATTGCAAACCAGCCACAACAACGATTGAACTTGACTCGGAAATTCCTGAAAACAAGTCGTAAACGCCACTAAACTCTTTAGATACAGAATTGGTGTCAAGCGACCTATTTGATGTAGAAATTGCTAAGTAGTATGCTGATTTCGATTCTATTGCGGCATATATCCCATTATGCAGATTTTCAACCATTTCGGGAGCGGTGCTCTTTGCTTTACTTGATTTCCCTATGACAGCGACACCTGGACAAGATAACACTTCTTTACGCTCTGCTTTGTCAATATTCCCATACATGCTCATATTCTTAAGACAAATAAATGCATCTATTTCTCTTACAAATCTGCTATTAATTGCAAATTTATCATATTTAGAATTATCAAGCAGAAAGGTTGCTCCTAGATTTTTAATACCCATGACCTCAACACATGCATTATACGCATTCTCGCATGCCTTAGCGCTTTCTATTGCATCATTAGGTAAAACTATAGCTGGAATGCAAATGCGTCCTATTTGGGCTAAATAAGCCATTAAAGGTACACTCAAACCTGAACCAGTTCCGCCACTTGCGCTAAACGTACAAATAATATATTTTTGTGGTAGGAGAGTAGTAATCTTTTCAACAATATCTCCTATGTGTTCTGATGCAAGTTGTAAAACTTTCTTTCTGTCCTTTGCAACACCATCAGCTCCTGGTATATGGATTTTATGAGTTCCTTTAATAGTCGCTAAATCTTCTTTACTTGTATTAACGTAAACAGTAGTATATCCAAGGTCATCAAATTCCTTCCCTATATTGCCACCGCATTGTCCTAAAGCTAAAACTCCAAATTGTTCTCTCATTTATAACATCTCCTTTAATTTTTGTATTCCCTGATTTGTAATGTAGTATGTGAAGAACTTGCCGTCCTTAACGCCTTGCTTTATGTAGTTCTCTGAACGCAAGAAGCAGAAGGCTCTATGCAGCGTCGTATTGCTCTTGCCTACCGCACAATACTGTTTTATTTCTTCTGTACTAATAGCAGTACCAGCAGATATTGCATTATTTTTGGATAAAATTGTCATCAAAATCAAATGAGTTCGATTGATTGCCATTGATACACTCCCCTTCCGTTGTGTTGCACTTGAGTGCCATCACTTCCTTGAATTTATGATAGCACCATGAACTCACCTTGTCAACAATTATTTGACATCACCATGCAATTTCTTTATAATATTTTTGAGGTGATACATCATGGTAATGAAAGAAGGAACTAAAACTTTAAGTTTAAGAATTTCTGAGGAGTTGAAGTTTGAAATAGAAAAGGAGGCCGTAAGACAAAGTAGGTCGGTCAATAATTTAATTACACATATTCTTAAAGAATATTTTGAGGGCGAAAAAAGAAGGGGACACAGAAAATAATCTGTATCCCCTAAATTTTTACTTCTTATTTGCGTTAATAGTTTTGCTTGCTTTTGTGATGGAATCTATCATTGCTCCAATTGCATCCAAGTCCACCTCATAATTGAGAGTGCTTTGCACTGCCTTAATACTGTCTAATACATATTCCTTACGTTCTGCACCAGTTGAATAATTCTCCTCGGCCTCTGTCATCAGCTTTAACACAATTTGCATTATGGCTGTCCAATTCTTTTCTTTAACAACTTTCTGTGACATGTCCACAAGTTTGATAACAAGCGGTATACATGCAACAATTCCAGAAATTATTGGTAATATAATAGTTGTCCAAACTTCCATAATCTATTTCTCCTTTCAATCATTTTGTCTTGTTTATTCTTTTTCGCTATTCTTTTGATGATAATCAGGAAAGTTTTGTTTATTATAATAATCGTTTATAAATTTAAATTCGGCCGCCCCCTGACCATTCTGATGCAACACCTCTGAATATTTTTTATAAACAACACGTATATGTTCCATTTCTTCTGGATGAAGTCTAATGCGGCGTCTACATCTATTTCCACAATCAAACAATTCGGAACGAAGACGATCTGCCTCGTTTTCTAGCACATTGATTTTGACTTGTTCTAATTGTGTTGTTAAATTTTCATTAGTTTCTAACAATTTATCCATCTTGCCATCAAGTTTTTGTATCAATGCATCGTTGCTTCTTACACTATTGTCAACTCCATTCATCCAACTATTGCGTTGAGCAATTTTTTCCGGATTGTAATGTGAATTAAATTCTAACAATGCCTGTTTGCAATCTTGTATCATTCGTTTCGTTTCTTCTTTTTCTTGTTTCTTACGTTTGAAATATTTGCGCACTTTTAAGAACTCAGGAACAATCTTGCCTTTAAGTTCACAAAGTTCTCCAATAATCTGAAGAATCAGGAATAACCCAACCAAAGCAATAGTCATTGTGGTCGGTATTCCTAAAAACTCTATACATTTAATTATATCTCCCATTTGGCGTCTCACCTCCTTTTAAAGTAATAAATTTATTTATCTTTTTACTCCAATCGGAGTGATTCTATTATTTCCATCCACCAACAACCATTACATTGAAGTTGACTGTGTATACTGTTCCATGATTGTACCTATATGATAAAACAAAACTATTCTTAGTATGAGTAATGTCATTATTACTAGCGCAATCTCCAAATCTAGTGACAAGTAATCCACATTTCGCAGGAGTCAGTGTAACTATAAATGATGTGTTTACAAATGATACGGGCATAGTTACAGTCATACTATTAATCCCATCATTAACAGCTGTTGGATTATGACTAGCGGTACCATAAAGCTCCATTCGTCCATTGTTCCATTTTCTCCATGTCCATCCATTAGAAGCACCAACTTCAACTACAAAATCACCAAGCTTACCACCGTTAAAATTAATTGTTGTACTACCATTACCAACACTAACTGTATTACTCCCATCTTTATATACCATAACATTTCTGGTATTTCTTGCATCATAAAGACCGATTGCAGTGTCACTACTTGGACTACCGCCATAAATATATAAATTATGTGGATATGTTGAATTATCTGCGTTAGAAAATTTAATATGATTCTCGCCTGTGGCAGTTTTGTTACCACCCATATAAATATGTCCACTAAGGTGAATGTGGTTTTTTAAGGTAGCAAGACCACCGATGGTAGTAGTTCCAGTTATTGTTTGATTACCGTCAACTGTAGAGTTACCCCTTACTCGTTCGTTCCAACTAACATCAAGAAGATTGTCCGTTTCGGCCATTTTACCAATACCTATACCTTTGCCGTTAGATTTAATGTTCATTGGTCTTGAAGCTGCTTTTAATGTACCAGATTTAGTTGCCGTAGCGCTATAGGCGGTATCTTTAATAGTAGCCGTAATGGTATATGTTGTACCAACGGCAAACCCACTTCCGTAAACACCAGACCAAGAACCACTCGTATTTGTTGTGGCTTGTACTGTGGTTGCCGTACTATTACCACTGTTAGTCAGTACAACAGTTCTCGTATTAGCACCATTAAGTGTTGAATAAGACGAGTTTACCGTTACATAAGCGTATGTGCCATTTTCATCAATTGTTCCATTAGAAGTACAACGTTGCACCGATATAGATGAAATTGTAGGTGCAGCATATGGTTGAACTGTAATGGAAACATTTTTACTTGCAGTTCTACCACGCGTATCGGTAACAGTAACCGTATATGTTTTTGCTCCAGAATATTGTAACACAGAACTAGTTGCACTAGCCGTAGTGCCAGAAGCCGACATATTGGTTCCACTAAAAGCGTACGATTTTATACTCGCTCCAGTTCCAGCAGTTGCGGTCGCAGCCAATGTAACCTTACTTTTGTTTTGAACGTAATATCCACCTTTACCATCCACTACGGTTGCAGTTAATGCACTAACAGATGGTACAATCGATGTAGGCACATTTGCCGTTACAGATTTACTTGTACTTGCCACCAATGTGGTACCATTGTATGTTTCCAGAACTACGGTAAGAGTTCCACTGGTGCTACTAGGGAACCAACTATGCTCTATTACATCACTAAATGTTGTGGTACCTGCCGCTAAACTAATTGTGTTTCTAGTTGTTGAGCCTGTTTTTAAATATACCTTATGGTTAAACGCACTAGACGACGGTGTTACTGTACCAGACAATGTAGCGCCAGTATTAATAGTTGTAGGTACGGTTAGTGAAGAAGAACGAGGAATTGTTGGAAGCGTTATAGTTTGGTTTACAGTCATTGTTCCAACAGAACTTCCACGATAAGTTCCGTTCATAACAAAAGTACCTGAAATATTACAAGTTGCAGTACCATTGCTGTTATGTGTTACTGTTACTGTTTTTGTAGCCAGTGTAGTTGAAGTAGTAGTACTACCGCCATAACTAATTGACTTTGTATAATTTGTTTTACTACCACCCACAGATATATACGAACCGGATATTGCAGTTGCATATAATGCATAGTGGTTTGTTAATTTTAATGTAACTGTGACGGTCGATGTGTTAGCTGATGTATTTTGAGTATATGAATAGTCAGCCACTAAAGTCATACCGCCAACAGATGTTCCGTTAATTGTTGCCATTTCTTTTTACCTCTCTTTTAATTATTTGAAATTATTGAGAGGCTACCATTGCTCTCAATTACTAAACTAAATCCACCTAAATTAATAGTGGGTGCCTGTTGCATTGTGCTACCAGAATACTTACCAGTGACAGTTAATGGCGATATAATCTCGGCTTCTTTGATATGCATCTTGCTTCCAGATATATAAGCAATGGCTTCGTTACTTTGGTTAAATGATAGCCTATCGTTTGATAATGTTGTAGAAAATTGTGAAGCGTTACCGTTAGCATCTACTGCCTTAATATTAAGACCAGTATTAGAATCAAACGAAAAGAATTGATCATATTCATCCACGCTTTCTTTAATCTCTTTAAGCAACTTATCATATCTTGTAGCAGGTATCCAATCTTCTTTTGAATAAACTGTATTTGCGTGTTCAGCCTTTAATATTTCGCCATATGTGGCGTCTGCTGGCATATCACTTGTACTAATATCTGTGCCAACTACCCAAATATCACCAGCAGAATAAGATGCGGGCTTTGTGGTAAATGTGGTTACCAAATCGTTCTTATCTTCTATCGTTGCCAAGCCTACATATTCTATGCTATTGAATACCATAACGCATTTATAAACATTTCTAAATTCAATATCCGAATGCACAACGTCATATGATGGCTCAGTAGCGCCAGCAATTGCCGTATCAACACCGTTAGTTACCGTATACCATTGATATGTAGCATCTGCTGTAATTTTTGTATCACCGACATATGCGAATGTTTGCAATGTAATCCTCGGTGTGTTCTTAGACAATATATACCCATTTTCAGAATACACTTGAAACGTTACAGCTGCCTCACCTGGCGCACCAACATCACCCTTAGTGTTGTACCAAGTATATGAATTTATAGTTGTTGGCGCCGTACTACTTGTACCAGAATATACGCCCATATAATTACTAGGAGTAGTCAATAATGTTGTACTTTCTTCAGATTCTTTATATCTGATATGAACATAATAACTTGTTCCATTCGCACCATTAGCGCCAGTTGAACCCTTAATTAATGCCCAAGTGTATGATGTATTTGTAGTTGGAGCAGTACTGCTAGTAGTAGAGCAAGTTCCCATATATTGTGTGTTGCTTTGTGGTGTTGCCGTCATACTACTGCCATCCGCATTAGCAGAATAACGAATATGCACATAATAAGTTTGCCCATTAACGCCGTCAGAACCTTTAATTAAAGACCATTGATAGTCGCTTGCGGTTGTAGACTCCGTTGGGGTAGTTTTGTTGTAGGCTAACCCCATATAAGTTTTGCCAGATGGATCGTCTGACATATTGGCTCCTGTGCTTGAAGTAGCATATTTAATCCATGTGTAATAAGTTTGACCATCGGCACCCTTGCCGCCATTTACACCATCCGCACCTTTTATCAAAGACCAGGTATAATCACTGTATGTATTGCTTTCAGTTGCCGTCGTTTTATTATATGCGATGCCCATATACGCTTTGCCTGTTGGACTATCGCTAATACCAGATGTTGGTGTATCGGCATATTTAATCCATGTGTAGTAGGTTATACCATTAGAACCTGATTCGCCCTTAATCTTTGTCCATGCATATTTTGTAGGATCTGTGCTATCATTTGGCTCAAAGTCAGTATATTGACCCATATATAACTTATTAACAGAATCAGATACACTAAAACCAGTTGTTCCAGTGTCATTATTTGCGTATGCAATATGCAAATAACTTGTTAGCCCATTTTCACCATTGGTTCCTGGTACACCTTGATCTCCCTTTACACCTTGAGATCCCTTAAACTGCGTCCAAGTGTATTTATTTGGGTCTGTAGAATCGGTTGCATTAAAATCAACATAAGTACCTATATATGTATTCGGTACAGATGTCATTTGAGATGCAGCTGTTGGATTTGCCACAGACGAATATTTGATATGAAAATACGAGGTTTGACCATTTACACCATCAGCACCCTTGAATAACGACCATTGGTAATCTGACGCAGCATTGGATTCTGTTGCCGTTGATTTGTTGTATGCTAAACCAATGTATCGTTTACCATCCGGACTATCGGACATATTTGTACCATTTGCATCATCAGCATATTTAACCCATGTATAATACGTTTTACCGTTTGCACCATCTACACCGTTAACCCCTTTAATTAGAGCCCAAGTATAATCAGAATAATTTGTAGATTCTGTGGCAGTAGTCTTATTGTACGCAATACCCATATATGTTTTGCCATCTGGTGAATCTGACATGCCAGAAGTTGGCGTATCAGCGTATTTTATCCATGTATAATAAGTTGTTCCGTTTTCGCCCTTAATTTTAATCGGCGCACCCCAAGTGCCGCTCATCGAATTTTCTGCAACCTTTTGACTCATCCAAACTGCACTCGTAGTTGCGTTGGTGTGCCATCCACCAGTTGTTCCGTTAACAGTAGGCGCACTCGGTTCTGTTACGCTATCATTGTATGTGATAAACACAGATAAACCGTTTGACCCTGGTGTGCCGTCGGAGCCATCAGTGCCATCGAGAACCATTAATTCCCAGTTTGTGCCATTATATATTTGTACGGTATGATCAATAGTATTTCTATAAACCCAATTTAGTTTGGGCGAACTTGGAGGTGCGGGCAAATCACCTTTCCAAGTAATAGAAACGCCATCTTTGCCGTCTTGTCCATCCACACCATCAACATAGTCTATGCCTTTAATTGGTGTGTAACCTGCTGGGCCTTGAATGTTACCCACGCTTTGCCAGTCGCTATTATCTACACACCACACATATAACTCGCCTTTTATCAAATACGTGTCACCTTTTTCGCCAGTAGGATGCGCGGCCTTTAATTCGGCCAATGTATTATAACTACCTAAAATCGCACCAACCGTTCCGTTAACGCCATTTTCTACTCTTGTAAAGTCCATCTGTGAACGAGCAGTCAATCCGTCATATGACACTTCGCACGAATACGTTTGTATCTTTGTTGTGGGCGATAAAACATTGCTTTTGACAATGTATTTTGCACCACTTGATGTGCCGCCAACGCCATTCCAAGTAAAACTTGTTATTTTATCCGTGATATCATTTGCATCTAAATAAACCCTTGCTGCCAATGTTAAATTTGTCTTACTCCAGTCGGGAGTGTATAAGCCACTGTTATTATCGAAAATTTGAACAGTGGGTAAGCTGGATGAAATATGTACTTCCAGCTTTCTTTTATCAGACATATCTACAAAAGTTACGCCATTGGATTTTATTGTTCTATTTGTCATTACTCTCCCTCCTTTTAATAATCAAAATTAATTTCGCAATTAAAGGTTGCGTTACCCTCTAAATCCTGATTTTTTACTATAAGTTTATTACTGGTCTGGTTTTCATGAGCCGCATTCCAAGCAGTGTCGTCTACATTGGAAACACGCTTCCATGAAAATTTTGCACCGCTGTTTATTATTTCCTCTGTAATTTCTGTATCGCCAGAATAAACCTTGGCTATTAGCTCGCAAGAACTGGTTGAAGTTGTAAATACGGTTGATGTGTTATACACAATATCGACGTAAAATCCACCATTTGCAATGTCGGCAATTGTACTGCTATCAGCTACTTTTGTTCCATTATGTATCATGCTCATTTCTCCATTGGAATTAACAATAAATTGCGTACCATTTGGATCTCCTATGGCAATTGCACCACCAACAATATTTGCACCCGAAACATAACCACCAATCAGACTGTCAGCCAATACACCCGCACGTTCTTCTCCATTAATAGTAAATTTACCAAAACAAGAAGCTGATGTTTGCCAACCATCGGGGCTGTACACTAGTTTGTTATTTGAAATAATCATTTGTTCGTCTTCATATTGGTCTGTTGTTCCCTCTATTAACTTACGACATTTAATACCGCTTTGTCCCATCTCTATAGCTTGACCACTTGTTTTACCAATTTCTAAAGTAACATTGGATAAACCATTATTGATATCATCCTCTATCTTGTTTGTTTTTGCTGCTGCCTTGCTCCATGTTCCTCCAGAAGTAGCAACTGCTTTACCAGCTTTAATGGCCATTTTTAATAAATCTGCTGTCCGATCCACTTCTGATTTCACTTTTACCAAGTTGCCAAAATTACAACCAAAGTCACTTAAATCAGAAAAATTCAAATGGATTTCAAGCAGTCTAGCTCTCTTAACTAAACCATCACCAAGTCCAATTCGAATAAACTTACCAAGCTCAAATTGGCCTCGTTCTACCAAGGGCGCAAACTCTGGTAATGCCAAAATGTTTGCCATAGTCATAGAAAATTCAAGACTAGGTTGTGAAATTTTCTTTAGCTCTTTAGAAGCGTCTTCGAGCAATTCTTTATAAACAGAAAGACGCTCTTCCTCAGACTCGTAACCAGTTATTAGAATATTATCATTGCTATACTCTCCCTCACGGATAAATGGCGAGAATCTTTGCCATTGTTCAGGCGTAAAGAACTTATCCATACTTGTTGCCGCGGTATATCTATCCATTGCATTACGGTGAACGGCTTGCGAGTTTTCATATGCAACATATGGTGTTTTGTCTTTTATATATACGGCATATACATGTTTGCCACCATCAAAAGAAGTGGTAAAAGTATACAATGGAATTGAAGCGTCGAAACTTCTACGCGTAATTATGTAACTATCCCCAAAATGCTTTTTGGCCGCACGATAGAACTGTTCGTCGGTAACTTGTCCATTGGCAGCAAGACTAAGATTTTTTGGGTCAATTTTCAGGTTAGGAACGGCGTGACCATTCAATGAATAATTTGTCTCACGACGCTTTTCAGCCAGTACGGTTTGCACGGCTTTGAGCTTGTTGAAATTATCAAGATAACGTTCATAATCTTCGTAACCGCCTTTATCTTCTGGTGACAACGTTCCGTCTATTTTTTGCCAATATCCCTGACTTTCGCTCTCATTCCAAACATATGAATATAATTGCGCCGGCGTTGAATTAGAATCTAGCCAACGAGTGCCATTGGGGAATTCGCCCAAAGGTTGATCGTCGGATACAACGCATTGATATTTATCTTTTGAGAACAATGCTTCGGTTTGTGCCTGGAATATAGTTGTATAAACCTTATGCTTTTCTTCTAACAACTTGACACCATAAGAACGCAAATATTCCGTAGGTACATACACGCCATTGCCAATGTTTTGTATTTCTTGTTTCGCTAAACAAAGATATGAGCCCATAACACCAATATAAGATATTTGATAACCTTTAAGTTGGTTCATCGTATATGCTGTATCATTGTTATCGGTTGTTAAATATCCACGCAACCAACCATCAAGAGAACGTTTTACTTCTGCGCCATTAATACCAGTCTCGGCGTGATAAATTGTATAAGATACAATATAATCACTTACATAAAGTGTTGTATGTTGCTTTAATAAGTTATTAAATTGCGTTTCTGTTATTTTATTTCTTTCATCAGTTGAATTATCTATTCTTCTACCCAACTCATAATACTTCCATTTGTTATTAAGTTGTAATTCTCTTCTGTATATAATGGCTTCGTTTGGCACGCTAGACCAAGATGTAACAGCCTTATGTGGATCGTAAATACGAATAGTAGCCACATCATCATTCTCATTTTTAAGACGAAGCAAGATATTGTCTGTCTGTGTACCATCAAGGTCGTCGCACACATGATATGTATTGAGCTTATTTATTAATGATATTTTATTAATGTCAAAGAAGCTCCCTTGATATACAAAATTATTATTGGCTTTATTGTAAACATATTTATAACCTTGTACACAAAACATAGTGCCATCAGACAGTTCTGTTTTATCTATATAGTCTGTATTCGTATATGCTTCTTTTTTGGTTGCATATAAATTATCAAAGGTTTGATATTGATTTATATTAGAGTTGCTTAATGTAATGCTTGGGTTAATATAAGCTGTATCCCAAGGCGTATAAGTACAATATAGTTTCTTAAACTCATCTCCTACTAAAACTACATTGCCCTCAACTGGCACAGCATTCATCATATCATTCCAAGTGTTATACGCC